AACCGGAAATACGCTCGCCCTCCAGCCAGCGGGTGTTCAGGCTGGTACTTCTTTTTCATGGTCAGGACCATTTGTTTTGGCCACTTTGGCTGCGCATTCTTGAGTTGCGATAAAACTTCCATCTCTGCTGGGGTCGCTTCATCAGACAGAGTTTCTGCTGCTTTTTCGAGACGCGGGCCGCAATACGGGCATTGAGACGCGTGGTTTACCAGCGCACTCGTTTTGGATTCAGATAACAAGCCGGCAACCACCTCTATCCAATTCGTATGAATCCCGCAATCAGGCTCCGGCGGCATTTCCATCATCGATCCTGACTGTGTTATTTCCTTCTGCACAGCCTGATGAATCAATACCTTGTGCTTACAGCCTTCGCATGCTTCGATATGCTGCCGGACTCTCTGCAAAATTGGTTCATTAGCCTTCTCCGCATTTGTTTCGAGGTCCGGCGACGACACGAAAGCCTCGATTTCAACGTCGTCTAGATGTTCGTCCTGTGGCTGTATCAAATGCTTCTCCTAATTAAACGGATTCCGTGGGCTGAAATCCTTTTTCGTCCGGCTCCGTATCACTGGGCTTTCTAAAGCGCGTATCGGCAATTCGTTCACGGACCTGCTTTGTGAGGCGGAAAATCGCGCTCTCGACACCTTTGGCGCCAATCCCGATTCCAGGCAGCGCCGCAATCGCATTTGCACTCATGCCTTGTCGGTAGTAGAGCCTGAAGATCAGCAGATCCCGGTCTTTGTCCGCACCAGAAGCGCACTTGATAAGGCATTGGTCGATTTGGCTGAGGATGACATGCTGCTCCATGGCGATATGCGCATCGTCAGGCGCGATGTTTGTCTCAAAATCGGAATCGGAGGGGAGTTGCTGTATTTGTCCCCGGCCGCGTTTCTCTGTAAAGAGAACCCTGAAATGGTCATGGGTGAGATTAATTGCAATTGTCTTTACATAGCCGATGACCGGTGCTTCCGGATGCTGAATTGTGAATTGAAGTAATAAACGGCAATGATTTGCGTAAAGTTTAAGGAAAGTTTCCTGAATGAGATCGTCGAATATCTCGGTGGCAGTCTGCCCCCATTCATGGGCAGTTCGAATGATCGAAAGGCTAATTGCTTTCTTATATCGTGAAACAAACTCTTCCCAAGCCGCGCTATCATCATCCTCTGCGCAGGCACGGACTAATTCCTGATCGGACATCGATGAGTAGCGCGCCAGCCTGATCATTTTCTTTGGGCCGAATTGTATCAGTAACAGCGCCAGCGCCCGAGACCTTAAAGGGATTAGTTCCACGACTTTTTGCTCTGCTTCCGAAAAGGAGCCCTCTTGTTCGCTTTGCCGAATTATGACGGCCCAGTTCATGGAGCTTTCAGGGAGGCAATGAAATCAATGCGAGTCGACAAGCCTGAATGTGCTTTTGAGCGCGTTGTGGAAGTGACATCTATCTTCTGATTTTCGTACGGGTGTGTGATTTTGCAAGAACCGGAGACTGACCTTTTGACGCGGGGATGGAACCGATCTCCTGGCAGTATAGCCACTGTGCCGCAAGCACGTGAGGGGGCACATGTCGCTCGATTCCTGTCTCTCGTCGCAGTTGAGCAACGACGTTTGCGATTTTCTGATTATGGCCAAGACACCATTGATATTTCGCTGTGAAGCGCTCGCCATCGTTTGATTCCGCGCCAGTTTCCAGTTTTCCAGTCGGACAACTCAGGGAATACGGTAAGTCTAGGCTCAAGATCAAAACTGAGTGCGGTCTTGTCCTGAAACAGAATTGTGATTGCATTCAGGGCAGGATCAATTTCGGCACGCTCCACAGTCTTGCCTTTGACTTCGGAAAAATAAATAAGCTGCTTCGAGCGTTTCTTGCGTGACTGAGTACCTTTACGTTCAGCCAATTGTCGCCTCCAAGGAAGGTGGTTTTTCGTAGTCGTTTTTTTTGGCCATTTTATGCCGGTTCGTGTTCTATAGCTTCGTTGGGCGACGAAAGCAACTAGTATGCGAGAATAATTCCACATTTGCGCCCTTAAATGTCTGTGCGCCTTGGAAGAGGTTCTAAAGCGCCCTTGGGAATACCGCCCGCCTCATGATTAATGACGGCGATGCCCGGTCGGAAAAACCTCCGGGGCCGGCGCTCATGAACAGTGAAAGCGCTAGGGAGACGGCATTCGACTAAAGAAACTGATGATCGCAAATGGGATGACATGGCTGGGAAGGCCAGTTTCGCTTGGGTATTCGCTACTGGGAGGAGACTTTGGAATTCACAGTGCAGGGTATCAACACTGGTTTTTCTTATTATTCGCTAAACTGAAGCAGCAGGAAATATTTTCACAGTTGCACTTCGCCCTATTCCTGGGCAGATGCAAAAAGAAGTTCCATTTTTCCCTAAACATTGAAACGTGACAAGCGCATCCAAAATGATTCATTATTCAGTATGGCTTATTTGACGAGCATTCCTGCTTCGGCGGCGGAACTCAAAGCGATGCATCAACAATTCTGGCTTAAACAGTCAGAGCTGCTAAACAAGAGGATTTGCGATAAGGATCTTTACACGATTGCAATGCGCACCCTTGAGAGCGAACAACGCATGATGGTTCCCGTCAAGAACAGGAAGACACTTGAAAGCGCTCTTGAGGATGCTGAGGATTCGAGGCGCATTTTTCAAAGTTCCTTTGCCCGCAGCGGTGGTAAGACCGCCAAGACAGACGCGCTCCAACGCCGAATTTCGGAAATCGTAAACAGAGAGCCTAATATTTCATGCGAGCAGTTGCTGCACAAGTTGCGGAATCTGGCCAAGGATGGGGTTGAAGTAGTCATTGACGTTGATCAGCGGTCAGATCTCTTAGTGGACGAAGTAGCACGAATCCATTTCCGAGATCACCGGACAACTAAGACGTCGCCGATCTCTGGTCTGAAGCATCGCCTGTCCAGGGCAAAGAAACAAAATAAAGTGTCGCGCTAACCAGTTCGCGCGACTACACACCCGCTAATCTCACTCCTGGAACTGCAGGAGAAGAGATGGCACAGCAAAACCTGTCCAAATTAACAATCACACATCGATCGCTTGATACGATATCGGCTAACCCGCGCAATGCCCGTACCCATTCCAAGCACCAAATAAGACAAATAGCAGCAAGTATCGAGGCTTTCGGGTTTACCAATCCAATTCTTGTCGACAATCGCAGTCAGATCGTTGCCGGCCACGGGCGTGTAGCAGCGGCCAAGCTGCTCGGTATGGAGCAGGTGCCGACGATCCTGTTGGAGAGCCTGACCCAAGATCAGATTAGGGCCTATGTGATTGCCGATAACCGGCTCGCCGAACGAGCCGGCTGGGATCATTCGATCCTGGCGATCGAACTACAACACCTGATTGCGATTGACGAAACCTTTGATGTAACCATCACCGGCTTTGAAATTCCAGAGATCGACCTGATCTTGCAGGAAGCAGGGGGAAAGCAAGATGAAGACGTCGTCCCTGATATTGACGAAACAGTTCCGGTCATCACTCAGCCGGGAGATTTATGGACCCTCGGTAAGCATCGCATTCTATGCGGTAGTTCGCTCGTTGACTCTGCCTTTAAGACATTGATAGGTCACCGGCGCGCCCGTATGGTTTTCATAGATCCCCCATATAACGTTGCCATCGATGGAAACGTTTGCGGGAAGGGTGCAGTTCGGCACCGTGAATTCTCGATGGCATCGGGCGAGATGAGCGAAGCCGAGTTCGTGGCGTTTCTGCACAATGCGTTGAGACTTCTCGCGCGCTATAGTACGGGCGGTTCGGTGCATTACATTTTCATGGATTGGCGCCATGTCGGTGAATTGTTAGCTGCCGGCAGACAGGTCTACGACACTCTCCTCAATCTTTGCGTTTGGGTTAAGGACAATGGCGGGATGGGATCGTTCTACCGTTCCCAGCATGAGTTGGTATTTGTCTTTAGAAACGGCAAAGGCGGGCACCGCAATAACATTCAACTCGGCCAGTTTGGACGCAATCGCACGAACATCTGGGAATATCCTGGGATAAATACTCTTTCAAAGCATGGTGACGAAGGTAATCTTCTTGCTCTTCACCCCACTGTAAAGCCCGTGGCTTTGGTGGCCGATGCCATTTTGGACTGCTCCGCTCGTGGCGATATTGTGCTCGATAGTTTTCTGGGCTCTGGAACCACACTGATGGCCGCCGAGCGCGTAGGTCGCGCCTGCTACGGAATCGAAATTGATCCCGTATATGTTGACGTGGCGATTCGGCGATGGCAGAAACTCACTGGGGATCGAGCCATCCATGCTTCCACCGGCAAGTCCTTCGATGAGCTTGCGGCAGCTTTGGAGGTGACACATGGCTGATCATGACGGTTCTTATGAAGTCGGATACAAAAAGCCACCCAGCGGCACAAGATTTGCCCAAGGGAAATCCGGAAATCCAAAGGGCAGGCCGAAGGGCGCAAAGAATCTGGCTAACCTGCTGTTCAAGATCGGCCGGGAAAGAGTCAGAGTACAGGTGAATGGGCGCCCCCGTACGATCACCAAGCTCGAAGCAATCTTGCTTCAATTAGCAAACAAGGCAATTTCAGGAGAAGACCGGGCGGCTAGAGAGATTCTGCATTTGCACAGCCTGTACGAAGGCTCCGAGCAAAACGGCACCCAGGAGGTTGATTTGCATGAACGAGATCAGACGGTAATGCAAAGCATACTGAAACGAATCCAGCAATCAGAAACCCAATTGACTGAGCCAGACATAGAAAAAAACGATGGTTCCGACAAGGAGGACTAACGTGCCGCTTTTCAAAGCCGATTATGAATACATTCTGCGCCACGATCTAATGAGCTTCATCGAACGATCCTTTGTCGAATTGAATCCCCAGACCGCATTCTCCAGCAGCCCACACATCGAAGTCATGACATCCAGGCTTGAGGCCTGCCGGCAAGGAAAAATCAGGCGGTTGATCGTCAACCTGCCACCGCGTTCACTGAAGTCTCATGCCGTAAGTGTCGCATTTGTTGCGTGGCTCCTCGGTCACAATCCGGCAATGCAGATTATTTGTGCTAGTTACGGACAGGACCTGGCCGATAAACACGCGAGGGATTGCCGAACATTAATGGCAAGCGCCTTCTATCAAAGTCTGTTCAAGACTCGCCTTTCTGCGGATAAACAGTCGGTCAATGAGTTCATGACAAATGCACAGGGCTTTCGTATGTCAACTTCTATCGGTGGTGTCTTGACTGGACGTGGAGCCGACCTAATCATTCTGGACGATCCATTGAAGCCTGACGACGCCTTGTCTGAAACCAGAAGAAGCAGCGTTAACGAGTGGTACAGCAACACCCTGATAAGCCGGCTAAACAACAAGGAGACGGGCGCCATTATTATCGTGATGCAAAGGCTGCATCAGGACGACCTGGTGGGCCACGTATTAGAACAAGAAAAGTGGGAGGTCCTCTCCTTCCCTGCAATTGCCGAAGAAGACGAAAACTACCTCATTGAAAGCCCATTAGGCCGGCGACGGTTTGAGCGCAAGGTAGGTGAAGTCCTGCAGCCGGACCGTGAATCTAAGCTTACACTCGAAAACATACGTAAAACGGCCGGCGAATATAACTTTGCCAGTCAGTACCAACAAACCCCGATGCCCCTGGGTGGTGCCCTAGTCAAAACAAAATGGCTTCAGTATTACGAGCCGCGCGATCTACCAGAACGCTTCACCTGGATACTGCAGAGCTGGGACACGGCGAACAAGAGCGGCGAACTCAATGATTTCAGCGTCTGCACCACGTGGGGCGCGATAGACCAATCCTATTATCTACTCGATGTATTTCGCAGGCGTCTCAATTACCCTGACCTTAAGCGCGCAGTGCAGGAGCAAGCCTGCCGATCCTATGGCCAGTCGAAGCGCGTTGATACCGTGTTGATTGAGGATAAGGCTTCAGGGACTCAACTGATTCAAGATCTCAAAGTGGAAGGGGTACTTAATGTGAAGGCTTATGAGCCTCCGCCAGGTTCGGACAAGCTTATGCGCTTTTATCCCCAAACTGCAGAATTTGAGAATGGTAGAGTGCTGCTGCCGCGCTCGGCGCCTTGGCTGGATGATTACGTCCGGTTCGACATTAACGTCTCACAATTTATCAAGAATTTGCCCGAAATGAGCAAGGAAGCTCTGTGCCAACAGTGGCAGAAATGCTTCAACCATCCTGCACCAGACGGTATTCGTAAGGAACTGATGGTACGTATGCTGGCATACCGAATTCAGGAACAAGCGTTCGGAGGCCTCAAGCCGAAGATACGCCGCCGCTTGGATCAGATGGCCGCTACGGTTTCAAAGAGGCCAAATTCCGCCGCGGCAATAGCGCGCGCCAAATCGGGAACTCGTTTGATCCGTTCTTGGCAGGGAAAGACACACACTGTAACCGTCGAAGAGTCTGGATATCAATATGAGGGCCGTCGCTATAGGAGTCTGTCGGAAATCGCCAGACAAATAACCGGCACCCAGTGGTCAGGACCTCTGTTCTTTGGCTTGAAATCCCGCGGGCCGAAAAAAGGACTAGCCAATGCCAAATGATTCCAAATCGGTAATTCGCTGCGCGATCTACACTCGGAAATCTTCGGAAGAGGGGCTTGAGCAAGCCTTTAATTCATTAGAAGCCCAGCGAGAGGCATGTGAAGCCTACATTGCCAGCCAAAAGCATGAACACTGGCGCATGATTTCCACGGCCTATGACGACGGTGGTTACTCGGGCGGATCGATCGAGAGACCCGCCCTTCGCCAGATGCTGGCTGATATCGACGCTGGGAAGGTCGACACGGTGGTTGTTTATAAGGTTGATCGCCTTACACGATCTCTGGCCGATTTTGCCAAAATCATCGAACGGTTCGATGCCCGACAAGTCAGCTTCGTCTCTGTTACCCAGCAATTTAATACCACTACCTCCATGGGCCGTCTCACCCTCAATGTCCTGCTCTCATTTGCGCAATTCGAGCGTGAGGTTACTGGGGAACGCATTCGGGACAAGATCGCCGCCTCAAAGCGGAAGGGCATGTGGATGGGCGGCACCATCCCGGTGGGCTATGAGCTTCGCGATCGTAAGCTGTACGTGAACGCCCCGGAGGCTGCGCACGTGAAAAAGGTCTTTCAGCTTTATCTGGAGTTGGGCTGCGTAGCCAAGCTCAAAGCTCGACTGGACCGCGACGGCATCAAGAGCAAAATCAGGATAAGCAGGACTGGAAGGAAATCGGGCGGAAGAGTCTATTCTCGCGGTGCCCTTTACTGCTTGCTACAAAATCCTATATACCTTGGCAAGATCCCTCACCGAGATTCAATGTATGCCGGTGAACACCCCGCGATCATTCCTCAGGAACTCTGGGATAAAGTGCAGCATCGACTCAGAACCAATAACGTGATTCGGCGCAATGGTGGAAATGCAAAATCTCCGAGTCTGCTGGTAGGCCTGCTCTATGATGACCAGGGCAATCGGTTCACGCCATCGCATGCAGTCAAACGCGGCAAGCGTTATCGATACTACATTTCGCAAGCTGTCATTCATCAACGAGAAACTGTTGCCACCGGTCCCACCAGGATCCCAGCCCAGGAAATTGAGGGTGTTATTTGCCGCAGGCTAATGGCTCTTGTTACTTCGCCCGAGCAATTGATTAAAGGAATTGGGGAGCACGCCGATGACGCGGCGATCAGCAAATCATTGGTTGCCGCCGGGAAGCAACTTGCAAAAACGTGGCAAGCCAAATCGACAGCCGAGCACCGAGGATTCTTGAACAAGGTAATCGCCCG